CCCCAAGCCCTCTAAGGAGGCTTCATGAGTTCCATCCTCGACCAGGTGGTGCAGGTTGGCGTCGAGTCGACCTACGGCACTGCGGTCGCCCCCACCCGCGCCTTCGAGGCCAAGGCAGATGCCTGGTCCCGTGACGTGGAGTTCATCGAGTCCGTCGGCTTCCGGCGTGACCTCCAGACGATCCGCTCGGACCGTCACGACACGATCAGCCTCGGAGCCTCAGGCTCCATCGAGGTCGACGTGGCCGACAAGGGCTTGGGGCTACTGCTCCAACACACCCTCGGCACCGCTGCCGGACCGACCCAGCAGGGTTCCACGTCCGCCTACCTCCAGACCCACTCGACCGACGACACAGGACCGACAGGTTCCTACTCCGTTCAGGTCTCACGGGTCGACAGTGGCGGCACGCTCCGCACCTTCACCTACGAGGGCTCGACTATCACGGGCTTCAACATCGCCCAGGAGTTGGGGTCAGCCACGTCGATGACGTTCAACTTCGACGCTGAGACCGAGCAAACCTCGACGGCGGAAGCCACCCCGGCCTATGTCGCCAGTGCAGACCCCTACGTCTACACCGAGGCGACCATGGAGATCGACGACTCGGCAGTCACCAACTTCACCTCGTTCACCCTTGAAGGTGACCTCGGGATGAAGACCGACCGCCGCTTCCTCACAGGCTCGGCCACCAAGTCCCAGCCCAAGCGGATCGCCGTCCCGTCCTACACCGGCACCATCTCAGGTGAGTTCGCCGACTTGACCAACTTCAACAAGTTCATCAATGGCACCACCTTCAAGTTGGAGTTCATCGTCACCAAGGGCACCGCCATCGCTGGCTCGTACTACCCGTACTTCCACGTCACGATCCCCGTCGCCAAGTTCACCGGCTCGACACCAGTGGCAAGCCTCGATGACATGACAAGCATCGAGTTGCCCTACGTCGCCTTGGACAACGGCTCAGACGCCGCTGTCCAGATCACCTACATGAGTACGGACACGTCCTTCTAGTGGCTTCACGGCGCAAGGCCAAGAACCTCATCCAGGTTGGCGGCATCTCCCAGATGGCGTCGTCATTGCGCCGCCTCGGTGACGAGGAGTTGTCCAAGGAGATGAAGGCCGCCTCCAAGGCTGCTGCTGAGAAGATCGTCCCCTACGCCAAGCGCCGTGTGCCTGTTCACTCCGGTGCTCTCCAGCGGTCAATCAAGGCGGGAGCCACAAGGCGCTACGGCCAGATCATCGCGGGAACGCCGACAAGGGTTGACTACGCCCGACTGGTCCATAGAGGCCATGCCTATGCCGGGTCCACGCGTCGCTATCCAGGTCAGCGCTACATCTCCAAGGCCGTGCCCGAGGCGTGGTCCCAGATCATCGACGAGTACGTCAAGTCCATGAACCGGATTGCCAAGGCGTTCCAAGAGAAGCACGGCGTGGACCGTGTCTACGGAGGTTTCAAGAAGTGAGTGACGACATCTTCACCGTCGACATCAATGACCTAACCATCGCTGAGGTGGTCGAGATCGAGGAGCGCACAGGGCTGCCCCTGGACGCTCTCGGCCAGGCCGACAAGCCCAAGGGCAAGATGCTCCAGGCGCTCGCCTACATCGTGAAGCGCCGCGAGGACCCGGACTTCACCTGGGAGCAAGCCGGGGCCCTCAAGATCAGTGCCAATACAGCCAAGGTGGACCCTACAGACGGCGACGAGTAGTCAACCTGGCACTCGTCGCCCATCGGTTCGGGTTCTCCTGGACCGACGCTCAGACCCTCAAGATGTGGCAACTGGCTGCCCTGGTGGACCACATGGACACCGAGCACAAGCGCCACAAGGCCACCCAGGCCGAGGCACGAAGGCGGCGCTAGGCACCTAGTCGACTTGCTCTGCGACCCTGTGGAACACTGTGACCGCTATGACTCGACCAATTGTGTGGCTGTTCTTCGGCGCTGCTGCTGTGCTCGGCGTGACGGCGTGTAGTGACTCGTCTGACGAGATCGCTGCCTTGCAAGCCCAGGTAGCAGAGTTGCAAGAGCAGGTCAGCCAGACAACTACGCGAGCACCGGCCACCACTCAGACTCAGGCCCCCGCAACCACCAGAGCATCTGCGATCACGCACACGTTCAGTGATGCCGAGGTAAGTTCTCTCCGGAACATGTGCGCGAAAGTGGGGTGCCCTTACTTCATTCAGCAGGCCGTTGGTGCAGGGTTTTTCGAAACCATCTTGCCCCGTCCTAACCCAAGCCCCCGACTATGCAACTACAGCGAAGTGAAGGCGTGGATCAACTCCAAAAAGTACGACGACCCAGAGTGGCCTCTCTTCGTCGAGCGTGAATGTGGCCCTTACAAATAGTGACCTAGTTGCCAGCCGAGTCTCGGAGGCGGCGTTAGTCGCTGCCAATTTCCCGCCAAAGTTCCTGGCCGTACTCATAGGAGACCTTCGTCCCGACACGTTCCTGCTCCTCTTCACTGAGAAGGAGCCAGTCACTCATGGTGTATAGAGCCTCCATTCTCTTGAGGATGGTTATGCAGACTCCCCGGTTGGTGTAACCCGCATCCTCAAGCCTCTTGCTCAGAGCCGGGTCGGCCTCGTCACCGGCGGACTCACAGGCATCGACTATGGCCTGCCTCATCGAGTGCGACCACTGTTCTGGAGGCTCCTCCGAACAGGCGAGGCCACCGAGCGCTAACGCCAGAACCATCCACACCTTCACGCCCCGACCTTAGGGGAGGACCTCGTGGCCACGCGCCCCATCAAGATCGCCATTATTGGCGACGACTCTCAACTCAAGCGGACCCTCAAGCAGGCGTCGAGCGACCTCCAGGGGTTCGGCAAGCGTGTCGCCCGAGTCGGCGTCATGGCCGGGGCTGCTTTTGGGGCCTCAGCGGTAGCAATCGGGACCAAGGGTGTCACAGCCTTTGCCGGGTTTGAGAAGGGCATGAAGGAGGTCATGACCCTTCTGCCTGGAACCGGCGCAGAGGTGTTTGGCCAACTTTCTGATCAGGTCAAGGACTTCGCCAAGGAGTTTGGGGTGCTCCCCGACGACGCCATCCCGGCTCTCTATCAGGCCCTCTCGGCAGGTGTCGCCAAAGACAACGTGTTCGAGTTCATGGAAGTCGCCCAAAGGGCAGCCAAGGGCGGTGTCACTGATCTGGAGACCGCCGTTGATGGCATCACGTCGGTGGTCAATGCCTACGGCGTCGAGGTCATCTCGGCGACTGAGGCGTCAGACCTCTTGTTCACGGCCGTCAAGTTGGGCAAGACCAACTTCAGCCAGTTGTCCAACGAGGTCTACAAGGTTGCGCCCATTGCGGCGGCAGTCGGCATCCCGTTCAACAACCTCACGGCTGCCATCGCCAACCTCACCGCCCAGGGCACACCTACCGCCCAGGCCGCCACACAACTCAAGGCCGCCATGGCCGAGTTGGCCAAGGAAGGCACCAAGGCCGACACGGCGTTCCGGGACCTCGCCGGGATGGGGCTCCAGCAGTTCCTCGAACACGAGGGCAACTTCGAGTCCGCCATTCTCATGATGAAAGAAGGCGCTGACGAGGCCGGGACCTCGGTGCTCGATATGTTTGGCTCCGTCGAGGCTGGCCAGGCCATCTTGGCTCTCACCGCCGACGGGGGCGCTGCCTTCTCAGCCACGATGGCCGAGATGAGCGCCTCAGCAGGTGCGACCCAGACGGCGTTTGAGACCATGGATACCGGTCTGGCGGCAACCTTTGACCGCATCAAGGCGAACCTGTCGGTCATGGCTATCGAGACCGGTGAGCGCCTCGCCCCTCACGTCCTGGCCGCCACCGATGCGATCATGGACGGCTACCAGAGGCTCCAGCCCCACATCGAGCGTGCCCGTGAAGTCATCCAGGAATGGGTGCTCGACTTCGCCGAACGCCTCGCCCCACACGTCGAGCGCTTCAAGGAAGTTCTGGGCCGGGTCATCGACCGTGTCCGCACCTTCATCCAAGAGAACCCCCACCCAGTGCTGGCCGCCCTTGCAGTGATCATCGCCGCCGTGGTCATCCCGGCCGTGCTCGGCCTCGTGGCGGCCTTCTTCGCTCTGTTCTCACCTGCTGTTCTCATCGTCGCTGCACTGGCCGCCCTGGCAGGTGGAGCCGTCTACGCCTACGAGCACTTCGAGCAGTTCCGCAACGTCGTCGACACCGTTAGGGAATGGGCGGTCACTGTCTTGTGGCCTGCCCTCCAGATGGTCGCCGAGAAGATCGTGGCCGCCTTCTGGGTGATGATCGAGTTCTTCCGCAATGACTTCGTCCCGATGGTTCAAGGCGTTGTCACCAACGTCGTGGCTGCCTGGCAGTGGACGGCCAACTTCTTCATGAACTACCTGTGGCCGTCGATCAGCACCGTGCTCGACGACATCGTCGAGGCATTCTGGGCAGTCGTCCACTTCTTCCAAGAGGACTTCGTTCCAATCGTCACCACGGTCGTCGAGACCATCACCTCGATCTGGACGGTTCTGGCTGACTTCTTCATGGAGTACGTCTACCCCATCGTCCAGGCCGCAATCGAGGCGGTGATCTCTGTCCTGGGCAACTTCTGGGATGTCATCAAGGCCACCGTCGCTTTGATCAAGGCTCTGTTCTCAGGTGACTTCGAGGAGGTCTGGTACAAGTTGCGGACCCTCGTCGGCGAGGTCATCCAATACATCGTCGACCTGTTCATTGTCCTACCGGCTCGCATCCTGGCGGCCTCTCAGGAGTTGATCCAAGTGTTTCTCAAGATGGTGGCAATGTTCACCATCTACCTGGCCGACAAGTTGGTCGACCTCATCCTGTGGATTCCTGAACAGATCAAGGAGTTCCTGACAGGAATCGCCAAGGACATCTACCACCTGGGTCGTGACATCGGGTCGTGGATAATCAATGGACTTATCGACATGATCAAGGGCGCCGCCGCTGCCGTGATGTCGGCCGTTCAGTCGATCATGCCCGACGTGGGCGGCATGGTCCAAGGAGCCATAGGTGGCATCGGTGGAGCCATCAAGGGCCTCATCCCAGGGCTCGCCCACGGCGGAATCGTGACATCACCCACCCTGGCCGTAGTCGGCGAGGCCGGTCCTGAAGCAGTCATACCGCTCAACAAGGCCGGAAACCTTGGAAGCCCCGTCTACAACATCACGGTGAACGCCGGGATGGGTACCGACGGCCACCAGGTCGGCAACCAGATCGTGTCGGCCCTCAAGCAGTGGGAGCGCACCAACGGGTCCCTGCCCCTGACTGTCTCGGCGGCCTGACATGGCTGCCACCATCGCCGTCACTGTCGAGGTGGCCTTCGACGGGTCGACCTACACCGACATCAGCCAGTACGTCCGCCACGTCGGAATCACCTACGGACGCCAGCGACTCCTCGACGAGTTCGGTGCCGGATCGTGTTCCATCGAGGTCGAGAACCGCAACAACTGGCTGACACCTGGCCACTCGGACTCAACCTATGGCAACACCCAACTCATCGACCGTGAGGTCCGGGTCTCATCGGTAGTGACTGGTGGGTCTGATTCTTATGCCACCTACCTGTGGCGTGGCCGGATCACCGACCTCAACTACCTCGCCGAGCAAGACACCTCCACGGTCTACATCTCCTCGGTGGATGGCTTCGACCGCCTCGCCAAGGCATCCATCTACGACGAGGCCTTCGCCGAGTCCTACACCGGCATCCTCGTAGACGACATCTTGGACCTGGCAACGGTCAACTACCCCAACGGCACCAACCCCGTGGACCGCAACATCGACTTCGGGGCCATCAAGGCCGTCGCCGCCACGGGTGTGACCGCCACGGCCATCGACTACATCCAACAACTCGCCCGCACCGAGAACGGCCGCTTCCTCGTCAACCACGCCGGGACACCGTCGGCCACCAACAAGGGCGGCGTCCTCACCTTCTACGCCGTCAACTCCCCCACAGACGACCACGGTGTCACCATCTCTGACGCCAAGACGCTCCCCGCCGGGTCCGTCGAGGCCAGGACACTCGCCATGGAGTGGGGCTCGGAGTTGCTCTACAACTCCTACGAGTTCAAGGACTCAGCCAGCCCCGTCATCACCCACACCGGCAATCGCTCGACCTCAGTCAGCAAGTACGGGGAGCGCGTCATCAAGCGCACCCTGCTCTCTGGCGGGACGAGCACCGACGAGGCTGGGCTCTACTTCGTGGGCCTCTACGACGAGCCAGCACTGAGGGTCTCCTCGGTCTCAGTCGACATCGACTCAGCCAGTGCCGCTGACGCCGAGAAGTTGCTCCACCTTCACGTCATGAGTGGCCTCGACCTTTCCTACCTGCCGCCCGGCTCATCCACCACGCTCGCCACGTCCCTGATCGTCGAAGGCGTCACCCTCGACATCACCGTTAGGGACATGGCATCCAACGCCGCCAGGATCGTCGGCACCTACTCGACCTCGTCAGCCGACCTGACCGGCTACTGGGTGCTCGGTGATCCCGTCCAGTCCGTTCTACCCACCACCCTCGCTCCGACCTGGCTCGACACGTCCTCGTGGCGCCTCGGCGACCCAGACCGCAGTGACCTACCTGCCTCGCTCGCATCCTCTTAGGAGAACCCAATGGCCAACCCAGCCGGGTATCGCACCTGGAACACCGCTGACACGGTCTCGGCGGCTGACTTCTCGACCTACATCCAAGACCAGGTGGTCGGCGTCTACACGGACTCCGCCAACAGGTCCTCAGAACTCTCCAGCCCCGCCGAAGGCCAGGTGAGCATCACCAAGGACGACAACGTCCTGGCGATCTATGACGGCGCTGCCTGGGTGAGCGTGCTCGACATCGACACCATCAGCGTGTCGAGCGGCAACTACACGATCACGGGCACCTTGACGCTTGGAGCCTTCACTCTCCCCAACACCGACGGCAGCTCCGGTCAGATCCTGTCCACCAACGGGTCAGGCACCGTCACCTGGATCGACAACGACGAAGGCGACGTGACCTCCGTGTCGGCCGGGTCGGGCCTGGCTGGAGGGGGCACCGGGGGCGCCATCACCTTGACTGTCGACTTCGACAACAAGGGCGACCTTCTCGTCGCCTCGGCAGCCGATACCGCCGAGAAGGTGGCGGTCGGCACCGACGGGCAGGTGCTAGCCGCCGACTCGTCCACCACCTCAGGAGTGGCCTGGGAGTCCAAGACCTCCACGGCGGTGTTCACCTTCTCCAAGGTCGGCGACCTGACAGTTGCGCCAGGCAAGGGACGCCTCAAGGTGCCAATGGCCGCCACCATCGTGGATGTCACCGCCACCTGTGACACGGCACCAACCGGGGCTGATGCCGTCTTTGACGTTCACAAGAATGGCACCACGATCTTCACCACCCAGGCCAACCGGCCAGGCGTCGCCGCCGGAAGCCAGGACGGAGCGGCTGCCACGCCCGATGTAACCGCCCTGGCCGCAGGCGACGTGCTCACTGTCGACATCGACCAGATCGGGTCCAGCACCACTGGGACTGACGCCACCGTCACCATCCGCTACACGGCAACCCTCTAGGAGGCCCCATGTCTGCTTCTGACTACGCAGAGAACAAGATCGCTGACCACCTTCTATCGACGACAGCGTGGACGATGCCTTCACAGGTGTACGTCAAGTTGCACACCGGAGACCCCGGCGAGGCTGGGACAAGCAATGCCGCCGGAGAGACCACCCGGCAGGCGGCCAACTGGTCGTCGGCATCGTCTGGGTCAGCATCCCTGTCGGGCACTGTGACTTGGACCAACGTCGCTACTAGTGAGACCTACTCGCACGTCAGCCTGTGGGACTCCTCGTCCGGCGGCAACTGCCTTGCTAGCGGCGCCATGTCGGCTGCCGTGACAGTGAGCACCGGTTACACGTTCAATCTGACCGCCTGCACGGTCACGGTCGCCTAGTCGTGGCCGCACCAACAGTTGCAGGTACCAGTTCGGTAGCGGGATACACCTACTACTACTCGTACAACATCACCCTTTCCGGCACCACACCGACTGGACAGGTTGGCGACAGAGAGTTCATGTTCGTCCGTGGCAGCCATGAGTACTACAACGCTGCCACGCCATCTGGCTGGAACCACACCGGCCTCAATGCCTATTCATCAATCCAATACAACTATTTTGGCCACTGCTACTGGCGAACAGCGACGACCACTGCAGGGACAGCGTGGTCGTGGACTTCGGGTAGCGCATGGAACGCCGGGTACTGGTCGGCGCAGGCTGTGATCATCAGGGTCTCGAACACCGCCGCAGGTTCATCATTCTCTAACTTCGCCGCAGGAACCGCTTGGGCCGGGAACAGCCGCTGGGACACGAACAGTCCGTCATACGGGTTCTCACAGGTAGAAGATGGCCTCTTCATGGGCTGTGCGACTATCAGTAGCGGTGGTGTAACCGGAATCCAGAACCATGCGGGCACATTCGTTGGTGGTAATCCCAGTTACAACGCCAACGGGGTCTGTGGGGTCGACTACTACACGGCGACACAACAGACACAGGCTGGCGGCTACTACGCAATCGGCGGTGGCAACAACAACAACGACTGGCAAGGAATGATCGGAGTTGCTGTCAAAGGCATCCCGAGCAGATCAGCGACAGCGGCCTTATCAACAAATATCGCCCTCTCTGGGATCACCGGAGAGGGCAAACCAGTCGGTGGCGGTTGGGGAAAGGTAATGATCTAGATGTCCGAACTCCCCGAGTGGCTTGCCCACCTGCCCGGTCCCACTGAGGAACCACCAGGGCCGGGCTACGTCTGGAACTACGAGACCGGCGAGTGGCTCTATCTGGAAAAGCCCTACCCATCATGGGTACATGACCCTGAGACCAACGCTTGGCTCCCACCAATACCGCCACCTCAAACAGGAGACGCCCCCTGCGTCTGGGACGAGGACACGACCTCATGGGTCGAGGTGACCACCTGACCTGGTGAGCAATGCCTTGAACGGCCAGGGCCGGTGCGCTTAGAATTGATGGCGAACCGGAGTTTCGGCCTTTCAGGGCGAGTCCCGGGGGGCGTACTCATAAACACAGAATGGTGAAGCCCAGAAATCTCAAGTCCCGGCGCAAGAGACGCCGACGCGGGGACATGCCAGAGACATGGGAACTCCACAGAGCACCGCC